TTATCTCTATTTGCAAAGTAACGTGCACTTCCCGAATCTTTTTTAAACCATTCAGATTCTACAGCTTTAGCAACTTCTAATCCATATTGCAAATCTGCTTTCTCAATGTCGCTTAATGCTTGACTGGGGAAAATACTTCTTGTGGGTATTTTTGCCATTTATTGTATTATTTTTGAAAAATTGCCTTTATTATTGTATTTAGCAAAACTAAAATTTACTTTATTATTTAATTTATTTATAGGTTTTGGAGTGTATAAATTTTTATTACACGCCATTACTGCCAGCCCGGAGCTTATAGCAGCATCAAATTTTGTTCTTTTATTTATATCAAATTTCGCCCAATCATTTAATGTAGTGTTAAAATACATATCTCCATATTCTCCATCTCCTTTATTACCTACGTATGAATTTATATAACTTTCAATCGCTGCTGCGTGAGCCTGCCTTATATCTTCACTTGAGTTTGGTATGCCACCTATTTCTTTTTCGGCTATAGATAATTTATTCCAAACTTTATCAGGTCTATTCATTGAATAACCTCTATATCCTCTTCTTTTTAAATAGTATAATAATCTAGGCTTATTATTTTCTGCTAGTATTGGCATACCGTAAAAGTGTAATGCCATTAATATATCCTCAAAAAATATTTCAGCTGTTTGAGGCCTAGCTATATATTCAAGAAAAAACCTGTTGGCCGGTACGTTTTCCATGCTAAATTTAGTAAGGCCGTGTAATGATCCTTTAGACCCCTTGCCATCTGTAGTTCCGGATATATCGTAACTATCGCAACCAAATGCGCCAACATGTTCATTACCAGGATATTTGCTACCATTTTTTATTAATACTTTATTTTGTAAATTTACACTTGGTACCCAACTAACATCAAATCTACCATTTGGATTTGGTGTAAACTCTACTTGGGTGTCTTTGATACCGTTTTTCCATTGAAAACTTCCACGAGTGACAAGAGCATTGTATCTAGCTTCTTCATTGTAATCAATTTGTTCGTAAATCCTAGCAAGATTAAATATGCTATTTTTAGTTTCATCTCGGAAAGCGTGTTCTTCAGTTCTTGGAAATTGTCTATAAAATTCATTTAAACCATCTTGATCTCCTTTTAATCCTTCAACTTCATTATCCCAGTGTTCAATAACCCCGACATCAATGTATTGGCTGTAGTTGTCTTCAACCGGTTCTTTCGGCGTGTTGAATACAGGTAATCCATAAGAATCAATGAATCCTTCGAAGTTCCATTCCATAGGTATGAACAAACTATATAATCCCGAGCGAGTCTGTCCATTGCGGTTTCTTTTTGTAACATCTGAATCATTATATAATTTTTTAAAGTTTTCACCGCCTTTATCTAATGAGTTACTTGTTGAACCCATCATACATTTGCCAATAACTCTACTTCCTAATCTTAGCGTTGTTTTCGTGACTCGCCAGTTGTTGAGGATGTTCTCGGGCCTCTCCCATTTACCTGCTTCGTCGTGGACCAAGAGGGCAAGCTTTTCACCGTCATACGAGTTGTTTCCTGTGTTTTTCCAGTCGATTGTAGTGTCCAGTCCTGCGAGCTCCTCGCTCCTTTGCTTCGTGAGTATACTTTTTTTTGTAAATTTACTTGCTGGTACACGATAGGCCAACTCGGTTTTGGGACGATCCATACCGTCTTGTATTGGTTTAAAAAAGAAGGGGTAATTGACCGATATGGGTACCACCTTATCTGTAAACATTTTCTTTGCGTCAGCACCAGATTTGGATAATATTCCAAACCTAGAGTCTGAAGAGATGGTAGCTTGGTTGACAGCCTCTGCTGATGCCATGAATGAAAAGCCAGACCGTCTATTTTTGAGGTAGCACATTCCGTAGCATCTTGTATCTGCTTTGCAAGCTTCCCAGAATATAAAGAATAATCTGTTTGCTTCCCTGAAGTCTGGAGCACCCACGTCGATTTTAGTCCACTGCAAGTACATATAATGAGACCCAGTAATATAAGTAGGAATATTCTTGTTATAGAACCAATAGCCTTCTTCACGCCTAGTAAATTCTTTGTCAATATATGTATTCCACTTGTTTTTAAAATCATTAGGTAAATCTTTCCAGTCAAATATAGTTTTTAATTTTTGTAATTCTTTAGGATATTTTTGTACTTTCCATTTATCATTATCCTTAGGAATATTTATTTCTTTAGGTAAAGCTATTTTAAGATTTTGGATTTCATATATTTCACCAATTTGACCGCTTTTTGATATAACGATAATATCATGTTCTTTATTGTATCCATATTTCCACTTTTTTGCTTTATTAAGCCTTTTGATTGCATTAATTTTTATAGGCTCTATAACTTTATATAAACTTTGTTGATACATTATTTAGATCTCCTTTCGGCAAAGCCTTTAAAAGCTTGAGGCTTTTCTTCTATATTTTTACCCTCTAGCAGCGCTTTTTCAATTTCAATTCTATTTAAAATTTCAAACGCATCGAATATTGCAAGCTTTTTAGTGGCTGCAGCATTTTTAAGTCTATCAGCTGAAATATCATCATCAGTTTCAACAATTGGCTCTTTTGCAACTTTAACGAGTTCTTTTACTGCTTTATAGCCAGCTTGGATTATATTCTGCTTCTGTTCCTTGACGTTCATACTTAATAGTTATAAATTTACTTAATACTCTATATAATCTTTCACCATCAATAATAAATTCATATTTACTACCAGGCGCAAAACCGACTAGATCTTCTTTTTTAATATTATTAAGTTTACTATCAATGTATTTTATAATACCTTGAAAAGGAACTTCTTTATCATTAAATAGTATATTATTAGATATAATTGGTTTTATAAAACAATAACCCTCTAGCGCTAGCCATTTGTTATTTTGTTTATATAAAAATATTTGATCAGGCATTACAAAGTATTTATCTTCTTTATAATAACTTCTGCTATTTTTTTCTTTTCCTCGCCCGTCATACCATCTTCTAAAAACATTATGATGGACGATAACTTCATCGTTTACTTTTATGTCAGTTTCATTATGCTTAGGCACAGATGTCACTATGCCAGTACGACTAACATATCGATGATCGGAGATTTCTGTGTTTAGCAGAAGCTCCTGACCATCAATATATTTTTTATTATCGTATCTTTCGTTTTTAGGTTTAACTATAAAGCTAAATAAACTTTGCATTAATATTCTAAGTTATATTCAACGGCTATAGCCATATTCTTATTAAAATCTTTCCACGGTAATACTTCTTTATTTTTTTTAATATAAATAGAAAACTTATCTGACTCTTCCACTATTGAATCAATAATATGACCCCCATAGACCTCTTGACCTACAGAGTAGTGCATAGCGTCGTTTTTATAGTCTTTACCTATACTAATTTTTCTTACCAGTGACATGATTTTATTCTACTATTTCTGGTTCTACTACCTCTGGTTTAGCATCTTCAGATACCTCCTGATAAGTTCCGTCTTGAATATTAACTGATACTTTACCGTATGTTTCTTCTAAAGATTTTTGCATTTCTGCCATATCTGACTGCAAGGTTTGTGAAGCGTGTAGCAACTGGTGTTTTTGCATTTCAATGTTGCCTAATTGACTAGAAGCGCTATTAAGCTTAGCAACTAATTCTTGTAGGTTTTTTAATTCTTTTTCGGTTATTTTATTTTCTTTACTCATGGTTTTAAGTTTAAATTATTAAATTATATTTATTATTATTATTATTCTGTTACAGCAAATGGAGCAGAATAGGTTTTACTTACTGGTGTTTTTAAAAGATCTATTTGATTTTTTATACTTGCTTTCATTGCGGTAACGTCTAAGCCAGCTTCTAACCAAGCTATAACGTCACTTTCTTTTAAAGCTGCATATTCAATAAAGTTATCTTTATCAAATGTAGGTGAAAATGTACCAATTGAATTAGCACTATTTTCGCCCTCTGCACCGGCATAGCCCCAGTGAACTGTGTAAACTACGTCGGATTTTTCTTCATGACTAATGTGCGCATCCAACGCATTAATAGTCCACTTGTATGTTATTGCCATTTTTTAAAATTTTTTAATTAATTGTTATTATTAATATTACGCGTTTTTTATCTTTTTTATTTATTAACCACACGGTTGTAAATTACTTTAACTACAATTATCTACTGAGATAACAACGCCTTGCCCCCCAAGTCCTCCTGATACTGTAATTTTTGTACTATTGTCTAATCTGTAAATACCCTGAGAAAGTGTTGTTGTTCCTGCTGAATCTGTATAGACAGTGTCGTTAGCTACAGGTCTTGCACCTGAGCCGTCGTGGTAATAAGTTTGATTTAATGTTTCATTACAGCCTTCCAAACCTGATTCAGCTGTCGCTGATGTAAAACTAGTTAACGATGAACAATCCTGATCGTAACCGTAAAAATCTGAAATCTGGTAGGGTTGTATTATTGCCATAATATATTATGATCCTCCGCCTGAAAGATCTGTTTGCACTGTACCTGTATTTGAAATAACTACTTGTATTTTAAGTGCGCTGCCAGTAGGGGCACCTGATGGTGGATTACCGCTGGTATTTGATGGATTTGCATAAGATAAGTAATAAGTTCCATTAGCTAATCTAGTTCCGCTTGTGTCACTATCATATATATGCCCTGTAGTCATAGCTTTAGCCAGTCTTTGATAATGATGTTCTAAAACAGCTCCTCCAATAGTAGCTGTTAATGCAACTTCAAACCAATCAAAGCTAGCATTACCAGTTAAATCCGCCCTAACGTATGCGGTAACTGCGCTACTTAAGTTAGCATCACTAAACATTTTTAAATTTGTATTTACTGTTCCCGGAGCTTCTCCTCCAAGGTTTATTTTCAATGCTGTTACCAGCGCAACGCCCCCATCTGCTGGGTTAGGAGTACAACCTGTGTTTATAGCCGGATATGTATTACCTGAAGTGACTGCACTACCAGTATTTCCGCCGTTTACTAAGTTATACATAGATATAGGGCCGGATACATTGCCACTTCCGTAGGTACTATTTAGCCTTTCTTGAGCTATATCTTGCATAGATAGTGTTCCTGATCCTGGTACTGCCATTATTTAATTTGTTTTTTAAGTTCTTTTATTTCAGCTTTTAATTCTTTAATTGCTTCAATTAAATATCCAGTTAAGTTTCCATATGCAACACTTAATGTTCCATCGTTGTCAGTTACTAATTCTGGTGCTATTTTTTGTATTTCTTGTGCTATAACACCGCTGCTATCTTTACCAGTATCTTTTCTAGTAAAGCTAACACCGCGCATATTATATACTTTAGAACCATCTAAAGTTTTAATATTTTCTTTTAATTTTATATCTGAAAAAGCTACAACATCACTAGATGCTAATATAGCTCCTGTAACATGAAGTTTTTGTGATGGTGATGTATTTCCAATTCCTACGTTTCCTGCGCTCGTAATACGCATACGCTCATTAGAATTTGTAGTAAATAAAATTGGATGTGTACTTTTTTTGTTTTCTATATAAGCATTACCTCCACCATCTATACCAAAAACTGCTGTATCTGTATTAGTGCTTGATTTAAATGCTAATGTTGAAAACGCTTGTGTTGACTCTAACAATGCTACATCTGCTGCTGCTGTATTATAAACGTGTAATTTTTTTGAAGGCGAAGTTGTTCCAATTCCTAGTCTTACATTTGTTAAGTCAAAAACAAATGGTGCTGAGCTAGAAGCTGTATTAGTACCAGACAATATCCTTAAATAATCGTTAGTTGAGTGGTAAGCATCAATATGCGCTGCTAGAGTTCCGCTTGTTCCTTTATGTAAAACTATTTGCCCACCTTCATTTCCATTTATGGCCCCAATAGCTAACTTTGCTTCAGCACCTAAATCAGTAGTCCCGATCCCGACATTTCCACTTCCAAAATAGGACTTATTAGCACCGCCATCTAGCGTTAAAAGGTCAACTCTTCCTGTTGCTGATGTATTACATAATGAAAATGTCATTCTATTTTGAGTAGAACCACTTCCTGTCATCGATTTTATATGATTCTCAAAATTACCATCAGCTTGATCAGTTCTACCAAATTTTATATAAGCTTGTTCTACGTGATTTGCTGATGCTTTTACTTTTAAAGCACCGCCTGCTACCTCTAATTTATCTTCTGGATCTGTCGTTCCAATTCCTACGTTTCCTGAATTTATAAAGCTTGCAACATTATTTTCACCAGATATTCTTACTGTTTCTGAATTACTATCATAAAGTTTTAATTGCCCTTCATCACCACTACCTCCGTGTATTAACTGAGCAACCATATTTCCATTAGAATGATGTATATCTAATCCTTTACTACTACCATTGCTTTTTATATCAAGTAAATTAGTAGGTGAAGTTGTCCCGATTCCTACGTTTCCTCCAATTAAATATGAATTACCAGAAGTATTTAAATAAACTCGTCTTGTTCCTTGATGTGATACTGAAAAAGCGTGAGCACCTGCTAGGTCGTGTGTAAACCATTGTAATTCACCATCAGCAGGTGAATATAGTTTTTTATCTGTAGCGTTTAATCCTGTTCCATCAAACCTTAAGCTCTCAGCAGTATATATTGTACTTGCTACATCTAATGTTCCTGCAAAAGTTGCATTTTGTGAAGCATCTAATGTTAATCCTAATGTTGGAGTAGAGCCT